GTTATAGGATTTATTTCTTTTCCTTCAGGACATTTAATTTCTTTATCAATAACTTTTTTAACATCTTTATCAATAACTTTTTTAATATTTTTTTTAATATTAACTTGCTGTATTATCGGAATGATAACACGATCAATTAATTGTATATCTTCATATGAGTATAATGATGGTATATTATTTTTTATAGGACATTTTAAATTCAAATAATTATATAAAGATATTTTAGTTTTTTCAGTTTGAAAAAGTTTATATAATTCTGATTTATCACTTAAATAATTACCATATTGAATATTCTCAGCAATCCTTTTATTTTCATAATTATTAATATATTTTTCTTTTTTATTAATATTTACTAATTCTTTTTCATTAATATTTTTGAAATAATCTTCAATATTTTTTTTAAGCATTGTAATATCATTTGAACTATTATTAGCTATATCAATAACTTTATGTTCTATATTAATTAATGTACTCATTTAATAATATTAAGGATAAAAATAATACTCAACGTAATATAATATCTTCAAACATACCTTTATAAAATGTTTGCAAACTTTCTGACGGTTTCATTTGATCTTCATAAACACTTCTTGGAACATATTTAATAACAACCTTATCTTTTTTACATACTAACTTATTACTATAATATCCTTGTATAATTAATAATATACCAATAAATAATAAAAATATTGCGATAGCCTTCATACTTAATATTACTAAATAAGAAAAAAAATAAATTACATTCACAAATAATTAATAAATTACTTTTGTCTTTCACTCCATACATCGACATTTTCAATTGAACTTTTTAGAGAATCTAATTCAATATTAGTATCTTTATCAGAATCCGAACTAACAAGAGCAGCATTTGATGCTACCTTATTTTTTCTTTCCTCAAAAATAACATCTTTATCATCCATATTTTTCTTATATTCTTTCATAAGAGTATTAAGTTGTGTTTCCGAATATTCTTGATTATCTAAACATTCTGGATTTGGAGACCAAGGACACCAACAACCAACTTGGGCGATATAAATATTAAACTTTGTATCAATCTTCTTTAAGAACTCACTACGAGTTTTAGCCTCTTCAAGAGTATCAAATGTACCTCTAACTTTGATACCTCTCATTGATGTGACAAAGTTATTATCTCTATGATAACTTTGCTCTAATTCATCGTTATTTACTGATTTGTAAAAAGTATATTGTTCGTTCATTTCTTTAGTATCAAAAATATAAGAATGATTGTCTCGAATAGTTTTAACCATATCAGCAGTATCAGGGTATTTATCTTTTATTCCATCGAGTAAAACTTTCATATCATCTCCGAATTTACCAATAAACTTAGATAGAATATATAAATCTTTTTTCACAATAACATCTTCAGGACTTAGAAAAGATAAAAGAACATAATTTTGAGCTCTAATAGGTTTATCTTCATCAAGATAATCAGTTTCTTTTGTAGTTATGAGAACAGAGGTATCTTCCATTACGTCTATTTTATATTATATAATATAATTTAAATCTTATATATATTTTATATTATATAATATAATTTAAATCTTATATATATTTAAATTATATTATAATAGTAAAATGAAAGTATCCTACGAACATTATGATGAATTTAATATATTTATTAAATATATTATAGGAGGTATAATAATAGCTTTTGTAGCATCTATAATGCCTAATAATAAATTAGAAGTAGGGGAGATATTGTTAATTGGTTTAACTACATCAAGTACATTTGCGATACTTGATTTATTGTCAAATACTGAAAAAATAAATGTAAAAAATATATATGGTTTAAAAGAGGGTTTTAGAATATAGTAAAATTAAAGCGAAGGTATTATATCATAATTTAAATCAACACATATTTTTTTCCATATTTGGTCTTGTACGTATAGTTTTTCTCTACTTTTTAATAATGGAAAATATTTGAGATATTCATTTAAACCAAGAATTTGAAAAAACTTATAGAGAACATAACTATAAGATAAAAAGTTTTTTCTATCTTTAGGACAATGTTTTAAGAAAGGTGCTTGAATACTTCTAAACATACTACATAATTTTTCTTCTAATACAGGACTAAATTGAGGGGTAGGTATCCCACTTATTCTATTAATAATATAGTTGATATGTTCGTAATATTTATTTATCCTTAATCTTTTAAGTATATCTCGCATTTTAATATAAGTGATAGACTTAAGATTAATTATCTTTTCTTTCTTAATTTCTGCTAATATTTTTTCAAAAATATCATCTGGTATATCGGTACTTTCTTTTCCCTGAACTTGATTACACCATTCTCTAAAATGATTTATTCTTTTATAACAAAAATGAGATGTATCTTTTGTATTTTGTTTTAAAATAGGTCTGTTTTGTTCTACTAAAAGTAATTCTTGATATCCACACATATTACATATCATAATAGCATCTTGTTGTAAACAAGTCATTTGATTTTTACATACTTTACACATTTCTATATTTTTATCTTCAACATTCCTAACATATTGTTTATCTATAATAGACATATATTTATCAACTAATGCACTTTTATCATAAAGTGTATCATCGTTATTATTAGAATCTATATATTCTTCGGTTTTAAAGTTATTAATATTAACTTCTTCACTTATAATATTGTTTGATTCAGAAGTGTTATTTATTATATTTTTTGAATCTATGTTATTAAGTGCATCTAATACATTTATAGTTGTCGCTGAAACTATACTTCTTTTCTTTTTTGAATCATTTTTATATATTTTTGGTTGTCTATTCAATAATTCGCTCGTAGATACGATGGTATTTTGCTGCTCTATATTATGATGATTGTTTATATCGGATTGTTTTTCAACAGTTTCATAATATTGAAATAATATATAACTTGTATTTTTATAATAATCTATTTCATCGTATGTATTTAATTCTTTAATATTTATTTTAAGTTCTGATATTTTATCACGTAATATAATGTTTTTCGTCCATAACAAATTACCTTTTTCCTTATCTTTTGTTATTTCGCATTTTTCTAGTTGTGAAATAACAGAAAGTATTTCCTTTTCATATTTACATAATAATACATTATATTCTTCTTTAAGTATATCGCTATCTTCAAAACCTTTAATTATATTGTTGTGCATTGCATCGAGTGTAAAAGTGTCATTGTTATCATTTGACACCTTTTTCTTTGATGATTTTTCTTTGAACATCATTATAGATATTTTATTAAATAAAAGGTTTATATGATAAAATATTTTTATTCGTCCTATTATTCATATTTTTTTCTCCTCTAATAGTATAAAGTATATAGCGTAAATGGGTGGTGGTCTTCTTCAACTAGTAGCTTATGGTGCTCAGGATGTTTATTTAACTGGTAATCCCCAGATTACCTTCTTCAAGGTTGTATATCGTCGTCATACTAACTTTGCTATTGAAGCTATTCAACAAACTTTTAACGGTAACCCCATTTATGGTAGCACCGTAAATTGTCAAATATCACGAAATGGTGATTTAATTAATCGTATGTATCTTCAAGTAGATATTGAAAAAAGAGCAACAGGAGCGGCTACTACTATGTCATATGTTAATTATCTCGGTCTTCGTTTAATTAAATCGGTAGTTATTGAAATTGGCGGACAACAAATTGATAAACATTATTCTGATTGGCTTTACATTTGGAATGAATTATCTCTTCCAATCGGAAAACGATATGCTTACGATAATATGGTTGGTGCTGATAAAGATATACTTTCAGCTTCTGGTAGTACTTTATATATACCTCTAGAGTTTTGGTTTTGTCGTAATGTTGGCTTAGCCTTACCTCTAATAGCTTTACAATATCACGAGGTAAAAGTTAAAATAGATTTTGAAAGTAAGGCAAACTGTTTTTGTACTTCAGAAACAGGAGGACCTCCTGTATTAGGTACTGTAGGTACTGAGTTTCCAAGTGATCTTAAAAATGTAGCATTATGGGTTGACTATATTTTCCTCGACACTGACGAACGTCGCCGATTCGCTCAATTATCACACGAATATTTAATAGAACAACTTCAATTTACAGGAACTGAAACACTTGCTAAGGGAAGTAATCGCATTAAATTAAATTTTAATCATCCTTGTAAAGAATTAATATGGGTTGCAAAAATGAGTAACGTCACAGCTAAAGTATCTCGTTGGTATGATTATACCGATAGTGATTTTATAGATACTGCTAATTTTGATCCACAAGGATTATTAGGAGGACAATTAAAAGCTCCTTCTACATTTCAATCAGGTACATCTGCAAATGGTAAAAATCCTTTTGTTGACGGTATTCTTCAATTAAATGGAAATGATCGTTTTGCTATACGCAAAGGTTCATACTTTAATTACGTTCAACCTTATCAACATCATACAAACATTTCAACTAATGCAGGTATTAACGTATATTCATTTGCTCTAAAACCTGAAGATCATCAACCAAGTGGAACATTAAATATGTCTCGTATTGATACAGCAACTCTTATGGTAAATGTTGTTGCTATAACACAAAAGACTACAGGTGGACCTATAGCATCTGTATTCGATGGTATTCAAATATACGCTGTAAATTACAATGTACTTCGTATTCTATCGGGTATGGGTGGTCTTGCATATTCTAATTAAAATATATCTGAGTTTATTTATATATATTAGCATTATTACATTATATATATTATTGTGTAATATAGTCCTTTTTTTTTTCTCCTCTAATAGTATAAAGTATATAGCGTAAATGGGTGGTGGTCTTCTTCAACTAGTAGCTTATGGTGCTCA